TCCAGTTTACACAACTGTTTACGAGCAAGTGTGGGTACAACCTATCTACAATTACGATGCATACGGAAATCCTTTCGTTGTTCGCGCAGGCTACTACAAAACAATTACACGCAGAGTACGCGTACGTTAATTTTATTATTTACAAACCATCAACATTGATATATTATTACATTATGACAGAAAAACAAAGGCTCGCGCTCATTAAGAAAACAGTCAAGCGTCTCGACAGGCAACGTAAAGGTTTGCCTGCTCGTGGACGACTCGCTAAGGCAAAACCTACAGTTATAGAAGATTATGTGGACTTCGCACCAAAGTGTGCAAGCGAAGATGACATCAAAGAAGAATTTGATTTCATGACAAAATACACTGCTGACTCACTCGTAGACCTAAGCGAATAAAAATATGGCTAAAGTACTAGATAAATATAATCGCGTTATCGCTTGCGATTCAAAATACACTGGCGAAGAACCTCAATGGGATGGATGTGAAAACTGGGACCCCATTAAGTTTATGACAAATCGAAATCGTATGTTCGGTTTCTATAACTACTACTTAAGTGCCAAAGATCTAAAGGCATTTGCTCTTGAGTGGATGAAGAAAAACAATTACACGAAGGATCAAGTCAAGTATGTAAAAAGCCTGCGAGATACACTTCCTTCAGTAACGACATCCAAACTCTGTAGAGCCATGAATAATGGCATGTTACCTACTTGTGATGGAGCCATGGAATATTATAAAGGAAAATCAGGGTATTCAAACCCTCAGCTTCATAATGACTTTGACTTCGTTAAGAAGGAGATCGATGGATTGTTAACTAGTTTTAAAGTCGTATCTGATGAAGATACTGATGACAAGCCAACTAATAAAGGACCTAACATAAGTCCTATAGAAAGGTTACGCAATAAGGTACAGACAACTGTGAACCGTGATCTTGATTGGATGCTCGATGATTGGATCAATGACGAAGTAAAGGTGACTGGTATTAATCTCCATGCATCTCTTAAACAGAACTCGATTCCAGCTGCAGGTCTTAAATACGTTGATGAATGGCTTGAGTTCCAAAAATCAGAGCTCTCTGGAGCTATTGATGGTGACGATGACTGTGTCGAAGGCTATTCACATCTGACCAAAGCAGGCATTCGTAATCGAATCAAAGAGCTCGATAAGATGATCTCTCAGATGCAGAAGTACAAAGCTACACATACAAATGCTCGTAAGCCACGTAAGAAAAAGGTTCAGACTGCTGATAAGCAAGTTAAATCATTGAATTACCTAAGCGAATCTGACGAGTATGCTGTCACCTCTGTATCTCCAGTACAAATCCCTGGGTCGAAGAAGGTCTATACCTTCAATATCAAATATCGTAAGCTAACGGTATATGAATGTGATTCTACAGATGGTATATTCGTAAAAGGTTCTACGTTAAAGAACTTCGACGAATCACGAAGTTATAGTATGACGCTCAGGAAACCGAACGATATACTCAACGCAATTGTAACACAAACTGAAAAGCGAAGCCACAAGATCATTGATGAACTGAAGACTAAGCGCAAACCTGCTAATGGACGTGTAAACGATCAGACGCTTATTCTCAAAACAATATAATGGCTAAAAAAATACAAGTTAAAATATCGATGACACGCGAAGAGCTTACTCTTCAAGCAGAAATGTTGGTTCATAAGGATCAAATGTCTTACGCAGAAGCTATATGCCATCTGTGTGAACAACGAATGATAGATCCTGCAGACATGGCAAAGCTTGTTAAAGGTCCACTCAAGTTAAAGCTTGAGGCCGAGGCCATGAATAGAAATATTATTAAGCGTACCACATCCACATTATTTTAATGAACGGTCATAAAGCATACTGCATCTATAGGTCTGTAGGATTGCATTTTACTCAAGAGAGTTATGATGCATTTAAATACAACTTTAAAACAAATGTCAAAGCTTCTACCTTTGAAAGAAGGAAAGACCGATATTTTTTCGAGAAGATCGCACGCAGATATCCTAACGAAGATGAGTTAAAACTCTTTTTTGTTGACAATATTATGTCAGATAATGTGTGGGTCGGAGACATGGATGATGCGACTCATGAAAAACGAAACGCACATCGCCAAGCATTGAGCTATAATTTTGAAAAAGAAATTAAGATTATACGCGAAGAAGCATATAAATATAACCTCGACTTTGACGGAGTTTGTAAACCAAATTCCAACAAAAACGATAACATCTTACTTGATCTCTATATGAGTCAGAAGATATCAGCTGATACCTTCGTGATTATAGATCATTTAGTAAGTTTTATCAAAAGCCTGAGGAGTGAACTCAAAGATCCATTAGGAATCGTAGAGTCTACTCTTCTTACACTAAGCAAATACCAAAAATTCATTGTTCCACTGATGGTTGCAAACCAAGACAAATATCGCATGAGACTCATTTTGTTGTTTACATCAAGACCTAATCAGTATAATATAGAGTTTGTCGGTATTAATAATAAACCGCAATACAAATAAATAAACCGCAATATAAAAAAAATAATATGTCGTTCGCGAACCTAAAACAAAACCGTGCAGCAGCAATCGATAAGCTCATTAATGCAGCTTCTAAAGACACCGAAAAGAAATCATACGGTGATGATCGATTCTGGGCACCAACCGTAGATAAAGCAGGTAATGGTTATGCCGTTATTCGCTTCTTACCCTCCCCTGAAGGTGAAGATCTTCCGTGGATTAAGTACTGGGATCATGGATTTAAAGGTCCAACTGGTCGCTGGTATATCGAAAACTCTCTTACATCGATTGGTCAAACCGATCCTGTAAGTGAAATGAATACACAACTGTGGAACACAGGTCGTGAAGAAGATAAAGAGCTTGCACGTATGCGTAAGCGTCGCCTTCATCACGTATCGAATATCCTCGTTATCTCTGACTCTGCTAACCCTGAAAATGAAGGAAAAGTTTTCCTTTACAAGTATGGTAAGAAGATCATGGATAAGGTAATGGATGTTATGCAGCCGCAGTTTCAAGATGAAAAGCCTGTTAACCCATTTGATTTTTGGGGCGGTGCTAACTTCAAGCTGAAAATTCGTAACTTCGAAGGCTATCGTAATTATGATAAGTCTGAATTCGAAGGTTCTTCTGAACTATTCGATGGAGACGAAGCGAAGCTCGAGTCTGTATATAATACTCTTTATAGCTTGAATGAGTTTGTTAGCCAAGACAACTATAAGTCTTATGCTGACCTAAAGAAGAAATTATATGAGGTCCTCGGTGAAGAAACCGTAGCAGATACATTTTCGACAGATACACAAGTCGAGCTTAACGAGACACTTCCACCACGAGTAGATGCGCCTGCCGCTAAGGTAGCTGCTCCTCAGGAAGATACTAATGTAAGCCTAGACTCAGAAGATGATGGTGACACACTTGACTATTTTGCCAAGTTAGCCCAACAAGGCTAAGCATCTCTGAACTAGAATAAGTAGAGGGAAGTGGCTATGCTGCTTCCCTCTTTTTTTGTTACCAACCTAAATTAGTCATACCAAATAAAGATTGTGTTTTATCAATATGAGGTGGAGCAGCAATAGTTGTATTTGATACAGTCGACTTTGCGTTATTTACGCTACTCGGTGCAATAACCGGAGCACTTGAAGTTCCTGCTGCTTCTCGCGTTAGTTGATTATTTTCAATTTGCGAGGATGTAAGCTCAGCTCCACTACTTGAACCTTTAGCATCCATAAATCTCCTTAGCATTTGTATAGGAGATAAATCTTTAAAGTTTTCAACTTTATTTTGAGATCTTTCAAATAATCTTTTTCCTTCTTCAAGAGGATTAGTTGAAGATAATACATTTTTCATTTTTTCTCCGATATTTGGACCGAGAATAGCATTCTTAGCTTTTTGCATTAAAAATCCGGTTAATCCTTTTGCCGCTGGTTTTTCCACTCCTATTGGTGCTTTTGCAGGTAGAACCTCTGTTCTATCGATAATTGGTTGAGCAGTTGTAGGTCCAACTTCTGGTCTATCAGCTATTCTTTCTGCTGATTCAGCTTTAAATTGTTCAGATCCTTCTAATATTTTAGCATCTTCAGCGGTATCTTTTTCTGCAATAGCGTTTTTCATCCGTTCCTGAAATTCTTTTACACGTTCATCCATACTTCTGAAAGGATTCTTCGGCATAATAGGTTCTTGCGGTGAACTTACTGAAGATTCTTCAGCCGCGACAGACTTTTCAATCTTTTCTTTGTTTTCTTTCTCTTCTTTTTCTTCTCCTCCGCTTTCGCCACCCATAACTCTCAGGAATGCCTCTTTAGGAGATTCTCCTCCAGGAAGCGCAGCTTTAAGAGCTGCAAAAGACGCTTTACCTAAACGTTTAACAAAATCAAACGCACCGGAAAATGCATCTCCAATTGATGAAACCATATTAGTAAAGAATTCCGTAACTTTGCCGATTAGCATGCTAGGAAGGTCCATAAAGAGATACTTAATGCCATCGAATACCATTTGAAGTGCCATCAGAGGAAGATCAAAGAACATAGCTTTAAGCAGTGTACCTGCAAAGCCTACTAACTTTGAAGGAAGATCTAATAGTAGAAACTTAAGCGCTTTAAATATTAATTTAAATGCCAATACGGGAAGATCAAAGAATATAGCTTTAAGCAGCGTACCTGCAAATTGTATTATTTTTATTGGCAAATCAATAATTATGGCTTTTAAAGCTTTAAGCATTAGCATAAAACTTCCAGCTATAAGACCACCTATACCCTTTATAATTCCCATTACAATATTAATAATTGAATCGAGCATTTGACCAATACCTTCTTTCAAGAGGCCAAAATCAAGTGTAAATAATCCGATTATCATATTAAATGTTCCACGAAGAGCGCCGAAGACACCATCGACAAAATCAGAAAATCCACTTTTAATTGTTTCTCCTATCTTATCAAATCCTAATAATTTGAAGATTCCTCCGAGTAAGCTTCCAATCATTTTTACTAATCCACCGACTAGACCATCAACTATACCGATAAGACCTTCACGAAACATTCCAATTATACCGTCTTCTTTAAATCCTTTAATCGCACCTTTAATTCCACCAATTAAACCAGTTATAATAGCAATAACAATTCCGATGGGACCAGCAAGTTTAGCAATTAATTTTCCAGCAGCGAATGTTGACTTTGCAAATGCGGATAAAGGCTGAATCAACTTGCCTATACTGCCAATAATTTTAGCAAAAAATCCAGTACCTTTTGAAAGAGCTGAAAAGCTTTTTCCTATACCAATAAAGAACTTTCCAATAAATCCTTTTCTAGAAAATAATATTGCGGCTTGCCGAATCATTCTATTTAAAACCTTTGCGGTTTTTCCAAATATATTATTAAAACCACCTAAAAATCCTGTAAGCTTTTTAATTTCTCCGATGATTCCTACAGTAATTCCAGCGAGAAGAGCTGGAATGCCTATAACGATCATTCGAATTAATCCACCAATACCTTTACCTCTAAATTCGCTAAATCCAGATTTAAACTCTTTTATAAGATCATATTGATTCTCAGCTATTCTTTCGAGAGCATCGTTTCCTTCTTCTGCCATTATGCGAGCTTCTTTCTTTGCCTCGAGAGAAGCAAGCTTGTCGCTTTTCAAAGTTGAAATTAAATTTTCAGTAGAAGTAATTTGTTCTTCAGTAAGAGATTTTCGAGTTTTATCTAAATTTGTTTGAAGCTCTTTTACTGTTTCTTGTATCTTCAGATTTTCTTCAGCAACTTTACCTTGTTCTATAATAGATTGAAAAGCAGCTTCTTCTTTTGTGGGTGGTTTTTGTGCTTCTACTGCTGTTACTATTTCATCAGCTGCTGTTTCTAATTCTGCAGATAAGTTAACAGCTGCTTCTTTATCTTCTATTGATGTAGTACTATTTTTTTCGAGTATTTTAATTTGTGTATTTAAAGCATTAAGCTGTTGTTTATTTAAAATACCACCTGATGTAGCTACAAGTTTTCTTAAACTTTGTGCTTTCTCACTTATTTCTAAATCTAATTTAGCAATTTTGCCCTGTTCTATGAATGCACTAAATGCAGTTTCTGAATCTGGATTATCAGAAAGCGATTGAATATCTTTTCCTAATTCTTTAACAGCAGCAACAACTTCAGACTGATCATTTGATTGAATCGTTTCAGCAACAGATTCAGTGTTAATAGCAGTAAATTTACTTTGTGATAAGATTTCAGTAAGCCGTGCCTTTAAAGCTCCGATTTTTTCAGCAAGCATTTTCTTATCTTGCTTTACTGCATCTAATAGTTCTTTAGGAAGTGACATGTATCTATTTATTTGTTTTGTCGCTTAATTCGTTCATTTTCTTCCTTTATATGCTCCTGAAGAAGAGATACGTATATCTGCCTTTCCCACGGGATCATATTTTCAAGTTCAGTTAGACTATACTGATGATGTTGCATCATCGCAAAGTTTGTCTGATAATGATTCGCAAGGGAATCATGAGAAAGGCTTATGAGAAAAAAGATTCGATTCCTTCTAATACAATCTCATTATCGTGACCACACTCTGCACATTTAAACTTAACAGTATATTGTAGCTTTGGAACATCTTCAATATAAGCTTGAATTTTTTCAAGGTGTTTATGAGATAACGAATCGATAAATTCAGTAAGTTCTTTTTCAGTTGATTCACTCGCAGGATATACACTATCAGCATCATAGATAGATTCAATAGAATACATAATCATCTGATTAAATGATTTTATATTATCGCCTTTTTTAATCTTTTCAGTGTCAGCTAAAGAAATCTTCTTAAGGACAACACCGATTGAATCTGTAATTTCAATAGTATTATCGATCTCTGATATCTCACTCACTTTAATATCTTCAAGATCAATAACAACTGAAGCATACGTATCACATTTTTCACACTTGATTTTTACTGTAACAGTTTCTCCTACACTCTTAGCGCGCAGCTGAAGAAAAATGTATTCGATATCAGTAGTTGTACATTCGTTTGGATCTAATTTTTCATACGAACAAGCAGAGATAATATCTTTAATTGTTTGTAGAATCTTCTTATCATCTTTTGATTCTTGAGCGATCATCAATACCTTTTCTTCTTTTACGAGAAATGGTCTGAATTCTACTCGACGTTTAAGCGATGGAACTTCTATCGCATATGTTGGGTTTTCTAGTTTTGGTAATGCCATAATTTTATTGTTTGTTCATTCAGTTATAATATAAAAAGTGTATTTATACTTTATTATATGCTTCGTTCTTTAAAGTCTTCATACGTAAATTCAATCGTTAGTTTTTGTATATCTTCACCGGAATTACTTGCTTCAATCGACTGCACAGATATCGGAAATGCGTTTCTTACTTCAATTTCATATACACGTTTATTATTACTATCATTCTGATAGATGTACATGTCTCTTTTATATACGCTATCGTAGTTTTTCTTAAATGTGTCTCTATCGATAATTAAATTGGTCCATTTATCAAATATTCTTTTAATATAGAAATCATTAGTAAGATTAAATGTTAATGAAATATCTTCGTTAATAAACGATTGCGCGACTTTTACTTGTTGACGTGTATAATTTGTTTCAAACGTTTGTATTTGTCTTCCAGGAAAATTGCATGATTCACAAAGTATGTTAAGATCTCGCACTTGATCAACATCTTCGAATGCTTGAGCAGGTGGAACTACGAATAGGTCAAACCTATTAGCGCGAGCAAACCCGTTTCTTCGTGAAATAGTTCCTTTTAGTGTATCGATTTTCATTAGATTTTAGATTTTGAGTCTTTCCAAACAGCATCTTTACCTTTCTTAACAAACTGTTCAGATGGTAGAAAGATTGCAATCTCCCATTCACTGGCAGATACTTCGACTATTTGTGATTTGACGTGTTTAGTTAAATAGTGTTTATAGCATGGTTTAAATGCAGAAAGTTTTGATGCTCCCTTTAAAAGGTCATACGACATTTTAAGACGAGTACTACTATTATATTTATCATTATTAGAGTACTCTAAAAGCTTATCAAAGAATTTGGCTCTTAACAATGGCGGAAGATAGTGTAAGTTTATTCCGTAAAATCCTTTAGGAGCTTTGTCGACCATAATAATAAGAGGAAATCTATCATAAAATGGTAAAGTCTTTTTGTTTTTAGGATTATATGCATACATAAACATACGACCAATCAACGGTTTTGCTACTGTTTTTGTTAATTCATCTTTTAAAAGAGCTTTACGATTAATTGTTCTTATCTCAGCAACCTTTTCCCTAAACCATTTCAGAGATTCTTTAGTTCCGCGTTTTATGTCAGTCCTAAAGGCTGCTGCCTGTATTTGATCAAAGAGAGATGCCATATCCCTATTTATACTATTATGTAAGTAATTTTATACCAAGATCTCGAAGCGTATCTTCATTCCAGATCTGAAACTCCCATCCTCGGTCTAAACAATATGCTTCAGCCGTTTCCCACTTCGAAGTATTTTTAATATATGTCATTACTTCATTGATGTATCGCTTTGTTCTGCGCTTTGGTTCTTTCGGTGGCTGAGTTTGTTTTTTAGGCTTTATTTCAATGAGATACGTCTTATCCTTTGTAACCATCTTAACATCCATAAAGTATCGATGAATCTTATTATCAGTCTTACAACGGTATGGAATAACAGTTTCTTCTGATTGCCACTTAATTACATCAGGATT